TAATTAGGCGGGCGTGGGCTCGGTGATTGGCGGCACCAACGGTCTGGCGCTGAGTTTTGATCACCTGATCCAGCTTTACAGCGCCCCCAAGGTGGCCAACGTGCAGCAGAGCAATCTGGGCTTCGCCATGAACGCCAAAGCCTACGGCTACCTGGCCACGCTCAAGGCCAGCACCGGGCAGTACCTGTGGGACCCGCAAGGTGGCTTGTCCAACGCGTCACCCGACACGGTGAAGGGCTACCCCTACGCTATCAGCAACCAGTTGCGCAGCACCCTCACCAAGGGCACCAGCTCAGGCATTTGCAGTGAGCTGATCTATGGCAACTGGCAAGAGCTGCTGATTGCCGAATGGGGCGCATTAGAGATTGCCATCAACCCCTACGACTCGACCTACTTCAAGTCGGGCGATGTGGTGATTCGCGCCATTCAGACCGCTGATGTGGGCGTGCGCCATGGCGCGTCGTTCGCCGTGATGTCTGATGCCCTGACACCTGGCTTCTAAGCCGGTTGTTTGACCCCGGCTGCCACCTGGTGGCCGGACCCCCCCAATCTATTTTCTGGAGTTATTTATGAAGTTCACAGTCCGCGAAGGCCTTGTTATCCACGACACCCGCATCGTCGATGTTGGTGGAAAGAAGACCGAACAAACCAACAGTTACTACGAAGGCGATGACGTTGACTTTGATGACGTCACGGCCCTCAAGCACCTGCACAAACTGGAGCCTGCCGACAAGGCAGCCACGGCGTTCTGTGCGGTCCGCTTTGCACCGGTGGCCCCGCCTGTGGGTGCTGCGATGGACCCCGCTGCCATGGCCGCGCTGATTGCCCAAACGGTGGCCGCCACCATGGCCGCCATGCAGACCCCTGCCAGCGCCTCGGTACCCAAACCCTAAAGACCAATTGCCATGATCAGCGAAAACATCGGCGTGTTCCTGCAGGACTTCGGGGTGCCATGCACCTGTGGAGCCTATGCCTTCACCGGCATTCTGGACGCACCCGATGACACGCTGAACATGGCCGGGGTCAATGTGCTGTCCACCATGTACGTGCTTCAGGTCAAGACCAGCGACGTGTTGGGCGCGGGCCTTGTCAGCGGCATTGTGATCAATGTCAACAGTGCCCCGTTTGTCGTGCGCGATGTGTTGTCGGTGGACGACGCGGTTTTTTCCCACCTCACCCTTTCCAAATAGGACTTCCCATGAAATACAAAATTTTGCCTGGCAACAGCTTTCGTGATACCGATGGCAGTGTCAAGACCGGCGGTGAGTTGATCGACCTGGACGAAGACGCTGCGCGCATCCATGCAGACAAGGTCGAGCCTGTCGCTGTCGCCAGCAGCCCGGACGCCGCCCCTGACGCCTTTACCGAAGCAGGGCAATAAGCCATGCCGTCGATCCGCGAGCAAGCCATGGCGCGCATTGCTGCCGCCCTGACGGCTGCAGCGCCTGGTGGCGCCCAGGTCATGCGCTCGCGTGAGACGGCTATCACCCGCGCCCTGTCACCGGCCATTGTGGTCATGGCAGGCAACACCACCACCGTGCGTCAGGCCACTGGCGCTGACCGCAACCAGTTTGAATGCCTGCTAGAGATTTTTGTGCGTGGTGACCCCTGGACCACCTTGGCTGATGTGGTTGATGTGGCCATGCACCCGGTCATCATGACCGACGCCACCTTGGCCACCATCGTCAGCGATGTGCGCCGCACCGCAGAAAGTTTCGAGAGCACAGAAGCTGACCGCACAGCGGGCGCGCTGACGGTTCACTACCAGCTCACCTACCTGACCCACGCGCTGGACATTGCCCGCGCTGGCTGACTTTTAGTTTTCACTCACCCACCCGCGACCCCCTGAAAGGATACACATCATGCAATACCACTTCGGCACCGGCACCCTTTGGGGCGCAGCCACCATGGACGCTTTGGGCAACACCATCGCCGTCCCCACCCCGATCAAGTTCGGCACGCTGTCTGACACGTCGATTGAGTTTGACCGTGACATCAAGGAGCTGTACGGGCAAAACGCTTTTCCCGTGGCAGCGGGTGGCGGCAAGATGAAGATTGCAGTCAAAGCCAAGTTTGCCCAAATTTCGGGCCGCCTGTTCAATGACATGTTTTTCGGCCAGGGCGTGACATCCGGCACACAGACCGCTGCGGTGGAAGACCTGACCGGCACCGCCATTCCCTCCACGCCGTTCCAGATCACCGTAACCCCGCCCAACTCGGGCACGTACCTGCGTGACCTGGGTGTGCTCGACAGCAATGGCGTGGCCATGGTGCGTGTCGCCAGCGCCCCTACCACCGGCCAATACAGCATAGCGGGTGCCATTTACACCTTTGCCGCCGTAGACGTGGCCAAGGTGGTTTACATCAGTTATGCCTACACCTATGCGCTGGCCACCTCCAAGGTGCTAACCATCAACAACCTGGCCATGGGCACGCTGCCTGTGTTCGGCATTGACCTGTCATGCCGTTTTCAGGGCAAAAACGCGTACTTTCGCTTGGGTCAATGCGCGGCCAAAAAACTCGGGTTTGACCCCAAGCAGGACGACTACGCCATGAGTGACCTGGACATCTCGTGTTTTGCCGACCCGGTGACGGGCTCGATTGGTTCGCTGGTGTTCACTGAGTAAGCCATGGAGCTTATTCCCGGGATTGAGTTCGACTTTGGCGGCGGCCGGGTGTACACCATCCCGCCGCTGTCACTGGGGGCGCTGCAGCGCCTGCAGTGCCAGCTTGACGACATGCAGAACGCTGCCGCCCTGCAGCCCGCCACGGTAACCACGGTGGTGCAGGCCGCGCATGCGGCCCTGAAGCGCAACTACCCGCAGATGACCTTTGATGATGTGGCTGAGCTGGTGGACGTGGGCAACATGTACGACGTGATTGCCTGCGTGCTGGACGTGTCGGGCATGCGCCGAAAGGAGCTGGCCGATCAAAAAAAACAGCAGGCTCAACTGACTTCGATGTCGGTTGGGCCGGACTGATTGCTCACGTATGTGCCAACACCGGCTGGACTTGGGACTATGTGCGCAACCATGTGGATTTGCCCACGGTGGATGCCATGACGCTTGAGTGGCAACGCCACCCGCCGGTGCATCGCCTGGTGGCAGGCTACCTGGGCTACAAGGCCCCGGCCGTGCACACGCCTGCATCCACGGTGACCGATATCGACGACCTGTTGCCCAACTTTGGCAACGTGCCCATTCGGCAGGTGGCACCGCTAGACACCACGGCTTTTGACGCGCAATTCAAGGAAGCTGAGCATGGCTGATACCGACAAAACTGTGGCCTATGGCGTAAGCGCTGACCCGTCGGCGTTTGAGCAGGGCATGAACAAGGCCTCTGCTGCAGCCAAGGATTCAGCCACGCAGATTGAAAATAGCTTCAAGAAAGTGCACGACGTGTTTGGCACGGTGCAAAAAGCGTTGCTGGGGCTGACCGCCATCATTGCCGGGGGTGGGACTTTCAAGGCGCTTATCTCGCAAGCCGCCGACTGGAACACTGAAGCCGGCAAGATGGCCAAGACGCTGGGTATCAGCTCCGAGCAAGCCAGTGTGCTGAATGTGGCGCTGAAGCACTTGGGTATTGACTCGGACACCTATACCAGCGCATCGGTGAAGATGAGCAAGCAGATTTTCAGCAATGCCGGTGCCTTTGAAACGCTGGGCGTGGCGGTGAAAGACTCCACTGGAGCCTACCGACCAGTGACCACCGTGATGGCGGAGGTCAACACCAAGCTGGCCGAGATCAAGAACCCGATCGAGCAAAACATTGCCGGCATGCAGGTGTATGGCCGGAGCTGGCAAGAGATTCGCAGCACGCTCAAGCTCACCAGTGCCGTGATGGACGAAGCGGAAATCCGCGCGCGTCAGCTCGGCCTGGTGGTGGGTACCGAGGGCGTAGCCGCTGCCAAGCAGTACAAAGAACAAATGCGCGACCTGGGGCTGGTCAGCACCTCGCTGTCGATCCAGTTTGGCAACCAGCTGCTGCCGGTATTCACCCAGTTGGGCCGCTTCATGGCCGACGAAGGCCCGGCTGCAGGTCAGGTGTTTGGCACCATGCTCAAGGCCGTGGCGTTTGGTGCGGCGGCTGGCTGGCTGGCTCTGAAGGACATGGGCGATGCCATTGGTGCTTTTGCCGCGCAGACAGCGGCCTTGCTGTCGGGTGACATTGCGGGGTCTCAATCGATTGGCCGCGAGCGCGATGCGCAGGCTGCCAAGAACGAGGCCGCTTTCGAGAAGATGAAAGCCCGGTTTGCTGAGCCATTGCCTCCACCCACGCTGGCAGCAGCGGACGACAAGAAGGGGCCGCATTACAACTTCAAGCCCGAAAAAGAAAAAGGCGGGGCAGCGGCAGAGGCCACCTCGCTCACCAGCGCCTGGGAAACCAAACTCACAGAAGAAAAACTGCACTTCCAGGAGCGCATGAACCTTGAGAACAGTTTTGCCCAATACAGCAAGGCTGACGAAATCAAGTTCTGGCAAGACCGGCTTGCGCTCACCACCGCTGGCAGCAATGACAACCTGGCGGTGCGCCGCAAGTTGGCTGACCTGGGCCTAGCCATTGGGCAGGAAGCCTACCAGCACGAGCTGGCCAGCCTGCAGGCCAAGGAAGGTGTGTACAAAGCCGACATGACCGCCAAGCTGGCCGTGCTGGACCAGGAGGCGGTGCTAGTGCGCCAACGCTACGGCGTTGAAAGCAAAGAGTACGAAGCCGTGCAGAAAAAGATGGTCGAGGCCAAACACCTGGCCACAGACCAGCTAAAGCAGATCGATATGCAGCGCGCCCAGGGTGCGCGTGATGCGGATCTGGCTGAGCTGCAGGGGCGTGAGCAGGTGGCGCAGCTTGAGCTGCAGATGGGCCTGATCAGCCAGGCAGATATGCTGGTGCAGCTGCGCCAGTTTGAAGAGCAAAAACACGCCATTGCGTTGGCCGCCCTGGCTGAGCGCCAACGCATTGCGCTGGCCGATCCTGACAAAAACATTGTGGAGCTGAACCGCATCCACCTAGAGATTGAACAGTCTGAGCGGGCGCACCAGTTGGCTCTGGGCCACATCCGCAAGCAGTCCACCCTGGAATCCAACAAGGTCATGCTTGATGGCATCAACGCCATGAACAGCGGCTTCCAGAATGTCTTCAAGCAGGCGCTACAAGGGCAGTTGACGCTCAAGGGCATCATGCAAGGCCTGTGGCAGGCCATGACCAATGCCGTGAGCAGTGCGTTGGCCACGATCGCGGCGAAGTGGGTCACGACCAAGATTACAGAAATGATTTTTGGCAAGACTGCAGCCACAGCAGAAATCTCGGCCAACGCCGGCATTGCGGGCTCAGCAGCCGTGGCCAGCACCGCTGCCATACCGATCATTGGCCCCGCCATGGCCCCGGCTGCAGGCGCTGCAGCCGCTGCAGCGGCCATGGCCTTCCAGTCCCTGGCAAAAGCCCCAGGATTTGCTGTGGGCTCGTGGGACGTGCCGCGTGACATGGTGACCAAGATCCACCAGGGCGAGATGATCGTGCCGGCGCAGTTTGCTGCCAACGTGCGTGAGGGCGGGGCGCTGGGCGGTGGCGGTGGTGAGGACCGTAACGTGAATGTGCAAATTGCAGCGCACCCCATGCCTGGCAACTACTTTATGGTGCATCAGAGTCAGCTTGTGGCGGCCCTGAAAAAAGCCAATCGGAACATGGCATTTTCATGAGCAACGCCATATTTCCCACGCTGCCCGGTTTGACCTGGGATCTCTTGCGCACGCCGGTGTGGTCGACGACCAAAAAAATATCTGTGAGCCAGCGCGAGTACCGCATAGCCAATATGGCTTTTCCGCGCTACAAGTACAAGCTGTCGTTTGAATTCTTGCGCCAGACCAATGGCTTCACCGAGTTCACCACCTTGACCGGTTTTTTCAACGCGCGGCAAGGTGGGTTTGATTCGTTCTTGTTTCAAGACCCGGACGATTACACGGTCACGGCTCAGACGATTGGTGTTGGCAACGGCTCCAACAAGTTATTTCAACTGGTTCGCACCTGGGGCGGTTGCCTTGAGCCAGTCTATGACGCTAACAGTGCGCCGCTGATCTACCTTGACGGCACACTGAAAACACTAACTACTGACTACACCGTGAGCGCCACTGGTTTGGTTACGTTTGTGACTGCACCTGGCGCGGGCGTGGTGGTGACCTGGACTGGAAACTATTACCGGCGCGTGTGCTTCACGCAAGACATGGCAGATTTCAACAAGTTCATGACAAACCTGTGGTCTTTGAAGACCCTTGAATTCATCACGGTGATGCCATGAGAAATCCATCATGGGAGTCCAGCGTCGGGGCGTTGGCTGCGTTTCTCAATTCGACAACGCAGGCATTCATGGCTGACCTGTTCACCTTCACACTGTCGGGTGGTGCCATTCTGCGCTACACGTCCGCACAGGTGGCGGTGACGGTCAACGGAAACACCTACGCTGCCGAGCCGGTGATCAAGCGCGGCAACACCAAACTGAATGTCGGCATCGCGGTTGACACTTTGAGCCTGTCGCTGGCAGCCGATTCAAGCATCACAGTCAACGGTGTGCCACTTATGAAATTTGTGGCTGGTGGTGGGCTTGATGGCGCACGACTGTCGCTTGAGCGGGCATTCTCTGCCGGGCCTGGTACGGCCTGGGTGGGCACCCTGCCATTGTTTCAAGGCCGGGTCAGCGACAGTCAGACCTCGCGCTATGAGGCCAGTCTGACTGTCAACAGTGACAGCGAGCTTTTGAACGTGATGGTCCCGCGCAACGTTTATCAGCCTGGGTGCAGCAACACCTTGTTTGATGCAAGCTGCGGACTGTCCAAAGTAGCCTATGGCGTGACAGCTACGGCGACCGCCGCCACTGATGCAACGCAGTCCATATTCCCGACCGCGCGGGGAGATGCGGCAAATTATTTCGCGCTCGGTTTTTTGGTCTGCGTGACGGGTGCAAATGCAGGCATTGCCCGAACCATCAAATCATTTGCGGCAGGCGTGTTTCAGACGATTCAGCCCTGGCCGGTGGCAGTGGCCGGTGGCGACACCTTCACAGCTTACCCCGGCTGTGACAAGACGCTGGCAACCTGCAAAGCCAAATTCAGCAACGCAGCCCGGTTTCGCGGCTGTCCGTGGATCCCAGCCCCAGAGTCGATCACCTGATGGAAAACCTTGAGCTTTCTCAGCGTGAAGCGGTGGCTTCCGAGGCAATGACTTGGATCAACACGCCGTATCACCATCACGGTCGCATCAAAGGCGTGGGCGTGGATTGTGCGCAGCTTTTATGCGCAGTCTATGAGGCATGTGGCCTGGTGGAGCCGGTTGACCCTGGCATGTACGCGATTGACTGGCACTTGCACCACAGCGAAGAACAGTTCAGTGGCTGGATGCGCAAATACGCCGCACTGCAACTGGATCGCGCCTTGCTTGGTCTGGGTGACGTGGTGTTGTTTAAGTACGGGCGCACGTTCAGCCACGGGTCAATTTATGTGGGCGATGGCCTGTTTGTGCACAGCTATGTGAACCGTGGCGTGATGCTGTCACGCGCCCATGAAGACCCATTGAACGGGCGCGATATGCAGCATTGGAGTTTTTGGCAATGAGCGGCAAAAGCACAATCAGCACCAGCGAGACACGCATTGAGGCTTTGCAGCTTCAAAGCTCGGCCTATGGCGTGACGGTACCCCTGGTGTACGGCGTCAACCGCATCAGCGGCAACATGCTTTGGTATGGTGGCTTTAAGGCGATACCGCACACGTCCAGCACCAGCAGCGGCAAGGGCGGTGGTGGTGTGAATCAGGTCAGCACGACCTACACCTACTCAGCCAGCGTCATGATGGCGCTGTGCGAGGGTCAAATCAACGGTGTGTATCAAATCTGGAAAGGCAAAAAGGTCTATGCCGGCGGATTGACACCATCACAAATTACGACCGCAGCCGAAACCTATGCCGTTCCTGGTGGCGGTGGAACCTACAACGCCGTGCATGCCGCCACATTCTCAGCACCTGTTAGCGTCACGATCCACTATTCAACCGGCGGCGGCAAATATGGCTGGAGCGCTTATGACCAAGTGCTGTCCGAAGGGTATGACTTCACCCGCGTGGGTGGTGCTTACACCTTTGCCAATGGGTCAATTGGTGCTGGTTCTACGGTCACGATCACTTACCAGTACGTGTCAGGCGGCGGGTCGCAAACATCGCTGCAACAGTTAAGCATGAGCTTGGCCGGTGGTGCGTTGAGTCAAACGACCTGGCCGTACCTAACCACTTTCGTACCCACGGGTGGCGCGGCAGGCGATCAGGCTGTCGGGTACAGCGGATTTTCCTACGTGTACGCGCAGGATTACGACCTGGGCAGCAATGCCAGTGTGGATAACCATTCGTTTGAGATTCAGGGCATTTTGTCGTACAGCATCCCTGGTGGCGGCTTGTTTGGCGTGCCTGATGCAAACCCGGCCAGCGCAACTTTTGATGTGCTGACCAATGCCCGCTACGGGGCGGCGTTTCCTTCGGTGAGCGCTTATGACCTGTCAGACTGGTCAAGCTACTGCCTGGCAAGCGGGCTGCTGCTGTCGCCTGCATTGACCGAGCAAATGCAGGCCAGTGAGTTTGTCTCCAAAATTTGCGCCCTGACCAATACTGGCGCGGTGTGGTCGGGCGGCAAGCTCAAGATGATTCCCTATGGGGATACGTCGATCACGTCCAACAGCACAACATTCACGCCGAATGTCACGCCACTGTTTGATTTGACAGACGATGATTTCACGCCGTCTGTTGGTGGCGATCCGATCCGGGTTAGCCGCAAACCACAGACTGACGCCTACAACCATTTTCGGGTCGAGTTTTTGAACCGATCCAACTATTACAACCCGGAAATTTCTGAGGCCAAAGACAGCGCCAGCATTGATGCTTTTGGCCTGCGCAGCGCTGATGTGGTAAGCGCTCATTGGATATGTGACGCCACGGTGGCAAGGTCGGTGACGCAATTGCTGTTGCAGCGTTCGATCTACATCCGTAACACCTATGAGTTCAGCCTGCCCTGGACGCGGGCCATGCTGGAGCCGATGGACTTGGTGACGCTCACTGACGCGAGCCTGGGTTACAACAAATTGCCAGTGCGGGTGATCGAGGTTAGCGAATCGGAATCTGGCGACCTGTCCATCATTGCCGAGGACTTCCCGGTGGGTGTGGCGCATGCAGCGCTCTACACGTCGCAAGCCAGTGCAGGCTTCCAGCATAACTACAACGTGGCGCCGGGCAATGTGGCACCGCCCAAGTTCTTTGAAGCGCCTGTGACGTTGACCCTCACCGGGTTAGAGGTGTATGCCGCCGTGATGGGCTCTAGCGCCAATTGGGGCGGCTGCCGGGTGTGGGTGTCATTGGACGGCACAAACTACAAAGACAAGGGGATGATCTACGGTGGCGCGCGCTTTGGCACCATTACCGGCCCTGTGAGCGCTGGCGTGCTGCCGGTCAGTATTGGCAACGGCCAATTGATCAGCGGCAGTGCGTCTGACGCATCAAACCTGTCAACCCTGTGCTATGTGGGCGGCGCGTCCCCGGAGTACCTGGCCTACACCACGGCGACCTTAACTGGCGCACTGGCCTACAACCTGGCCGGACTCAATCGCAATGCCTACGGGACAAACCCGGCTGCGAGCGCCCACACGACCGGCGACATGTTTGTGCGGGTTGACGATGCCCTGGCGAAGTCAGGCCCGCTTGACCTGACGTTGATCGGCAAAACGATCTACCTCAAGTTCACCAGTTTCAACATCTACAAAGCCGCCGAACAGTCGCTGGCTGACGTGTCCGCCTACGCCTACGCCATTACCGGCGCGATGGCGCTCCTGGCCCCGGCTGCGGTGACCGGCTTTGTGGCACTGCCGGAGGGCTTCGGCATTCGGGCATCGTGCAACGCAAGCCCCGATCCTGACGTGGTGCGCTATGAGTACCGTCTAGGCGCTTCGTGGGCTTCTGGCTCGATCCTGACGGCGGCAGGCGGCACAAACTACCTTTGGTCTGTGCAAGTGACCGGCAGCTATACCCTTTGGGTCGCGGCGGTTGACGCTTTCGGCAATTATTCCAATCCCGTGAGTTCGACTGTCGTAATCGCGGCGGCGACTGTCAGTGTGCCTGTGATGTCGATCAATGGCCGCGCCCTTGCAATGACTTGGACGGGAACAGCCGGATCGTTTGCAATATCTGGCTATGAGGTTCGCCAAGGGTCAACCTGGGCGGGTGCGACTGTCCTTGGCTTTCGGCAAGTCAACAACTATCAAGAAACGATTGCCTGGACGGGAGCCCGGACATATTGGGTTGCAGCCATTGATGTGCGCGGCAACTATGGCGCGGCACAGTCGAACACGGTCACGGTGTCTGTGCCAAGCGTCGTGACATCGTTGTTCACCAATGTGGTTGACAACAATGCCCTGATCTACTGGACAGCCCCAACAGTCGGCGCGGGACAGTTACCAATTGACAGTTATGAGGTTCGCCGTGGTGTGACTTGGGCCGGTGGAACGGTGATCGGCTCAAACGGCAATTCAACATTCACAACCATCTTTGAACAGCAGGCGGCGACCTATACCTATTGGGTTGCAGCGATTGACACAGCAGGCACCTACGGTGCGGCGGTCAGCACGGTGGCGTTTATCAACCAGCCGCCAGACTATTTGCTGCGGGCCAACATCAACAGCACCTTTGCGGGGGCCAAGGTCAACGCGTTGTTGAATGGCACCGGGCTATTGTTGCCGGTCAACACGACCGAAACGTGGACGCAGCACTTCGCAAACAACGGCTACGCCACGCCCCAAGCGCAGATCAGCGCAGGAAACCCGCTGTACATCGAGCCGGGGCTGACCACGGCCAGTTACACCGAACTGATCGACTATGGGACAACGCTACCCGCAACAAATATCACGGTCACTATCAACAGCACGCCGATTGCGGGCACGGTGACTGCCAGTTGCCAAATCAATTACAGCAACACCAGCAGCACCGGCCCGTGGACAAGTGCACCAGCCGGGGCCACCGCAACGCTGGCGTCTAACTTCCGCTGGGTGCAGGTGATCTACACCTTCACGGCGGCTGGCGGGCAAAACCTGCTCCAAGTCAACGGGCTGAATATCAAGCTGAGCGTGAAGCAGCGCAATGACTCTGGCGCAGGCACGGTGGTGGTGGCTGCAACCGGCGCAGCAGTCACGTTTGGCTATCCGTTTATCAGCGCTGACACACCCATTGTGCAACCCAACGGGGCCACGCCATTGATACCCGTGGTGGTGTACGTGGGCGGGCCAAACCCAACCGGGTTCACGGTTTACCTTTACACGCTGGCGGGGGCGCTCACCACCGGCAATTTCTCATGGACAGTTAGGGGATTCTGATGTCAACCGATTTCACCAAACCAGTCGTCGGCGATGCTTATGCAACCCTGTTGCCAGGCATCGTCACTGCGATCAATGACTTGGCGCGCGGCCTTGAGCCGACGCTGACCGGCACCAGTACCAATGTGCCCACGGGCGCAATTCGGTGGAACGCTGGCACATCGCTTTGGGAGCGGTACAACGGAACGTCATGGGCTGCGCTTGCGGCTACCTATGGCATCAGCATCAGTGGGTCGGCAGGGTCAGCGGCTACGGCCTCAAACCTGACCGGCGGGGTGGCGGGTGCCGTGCCATATCAAACGGGCGCGGGCGCATCAGCTTTCAGTGCGGCGGGCACATCCGGGCAAGTGCTGTCCTCAAACGGTACAGGTGCGCCAACTTGGATCGCTCAGTCGGCGTTGACGGCTGGCAATGCAAGCGCCGTCGCTTGGTCGGGTGTATCAGGCAAGCCGACAACGGTTGGCGGGTACGGGATCACTGACGGCATCACGACAGCCAACATCGGCAGTCAGTCGGTGAATTACGCGGCCTCGGCTGGTGCTGTTGCATGGAGCGGCGTTTCAAGCAAACCAACAACGGTTGCCGGGTACGGCATTGCCGACATGGGTTCGCAGTCTGTCAATTATGCGAATAGCGCTGGCACCGCAGGCAATGGCGGTGTGACATCGGTGAATGGCAGCACCGGTGCGGTGACTGTCCCAACTGTTAAAGCATGGGTCAATTTCAATGGCGGGGGCACGGTTGGCACCTATCAGACCATCAATGCCTCGCTCAACGTGACTAGCGTTTACAAAAACGCCAATGGTGATTTCACGATAACTTTCACCACCGCCATGCCAAACGCAAACTATGCGTTTTCAGGTTCTGTCAGGGATGCCACTTACGACATTGCATCTGTCAATAGTCAAGTCTCGGCGCAGACCACAACCACACTTAGGATTAAGGTGGCGCTGTGGACTGGAACATCTTTTATCTACGCTAACTGTGTGCAAAACACGATCATCGTGACAGCATGATGATCTACGACCAAATCGACGCGCAAGGCAACGTCACCCGGTCAGCCATCACGCTTGGCCCGTATGACGTGCTGCCACCCGGTAGCCAGTGGGTGCCGCATGTGGTCACGGCTGCGGAGGCGGCTGCACAAGCCGCGTTTGATGCGCAGCAGGCCACAGATGCTGCTGCAAAGCAGGCGTCAAAGGCTGAGGCCGTCATTCAGTACCTGTTGAACCACACGCCTGCTGAGTGTGATGCCTATGTGCACACCAACGTCACCAACCTTGCTACTGCCGTCAACTTGCTGGGCAAGATGGCTATGGCTTTGTCTGTACTTGCGAGGGCTGAATTGCGATGATTTCCCTGATCACTTTGCTTTTTTTCCCAATGGCGATTCAGTATGAGCGCGGGGGTGCTTGGCGGCTGCTGTTCCCACTGTACTTTTTGACGGCGGTGCTGGATGCCATAGCCAACTACACCGAAGTGTCTTTGCTGTGCTTGGCATGGCCTGAAAAGGGCAAACCCACGGTGTCTATGCGAATCCCATCACTACTGTTCAAACCCGGCTGGCGGGGCCAATTGGCTTTCTGGGTGGCGAAATACCTGAACTACTTTGCGCCGAATCACAACCACATCACTGAGGTGTTATGAGCAACTTGACTAAAAGCGACTTTGCCGCATTGGACGAACAGATCGACATTGCGACTGACAAACTCAATCGACGCAAGACCGACCAAGGCTGGCACCTGAAAAAAGAGATCAGCCTGAGTTTGATCATCGGTGTGATCACCACCTTTGCAATGGGCATGGTTGCCTATGGTGACCTGAAACGCGATGTGGCGCTGATTCAGGCCGACGTGCAAAGCCTGCATTCTGCTGATTCGGAAACCCGTGAGCTGTTGCGCGAAACGGTGCAGCGCATCAGCGTGACGATTGACAAGATGGACACCAAACTTGAGCGGCTGATGGAGCGGGGCAAGCCATGAACTTCGCCCAAGCTTTTGACCAATTGATGCGCTTCGAGGGCGGCTATTCAAACAACCCGGCCGACGCCGGTGGCGAAACCAATTACGGGATAACACAACGTGTGGCAGCAAGTTTCGGTTATCTCGGCGCGATGCGCGACATGCCCATTGACTTCGCCCGTGGCGTCTATGAACAAGGCTACTGGAAGCCCTGCCGCTGCGACGACTTGCCCGAGTCGATTAGATATGACGTGCTGGATGCTGCCGTCAACTCAGGCCCTGCACAGGCCATCAAGTGGCTGCAACGCGCAGTTGGTGTGGCGGATGATGGCGTGATCGGCCCGGTGACGCTGGCTGCCTGCGCTGCCACGCCGCACATCAACAGCAAGTTCAACGGCCAGCGGCTGATGTTCATGACGGCGCTGCCAAGCTGGCCGGTATTCGGCAAGGGGTGGAGCAGGCGCATTGCCGACAACTTGATGCGAGGCCTGGCGTGACATGACTCACAAACCATTCGACAAGAATTTCACCCTGACACCGCATGACATCAAGCAACAGCTTGAGGCGCTGAAAGAACTGCTAGACAAGCGCGATGCGGATATGGCCGCGCAGTTTGCAGACACCAAGCAGCCGCAGGATGAAGCCACCGCGTTTGATGACTTGACCGAGGCACACAAGGCCGAAATCAAGCGGGACAAATGGAACCGAGATTTAACCAAAGGATGATCATGGACTTCGATTGGAAAAAAACCCTGCCATTCATTGGCGCCATTGCCACCGGTGGCGTGCCCGCGCTGATAGCCGCCGCAGCCGCTGCCGTGGGTGACGCCCTGGGAACACCAGTGCCGCCCACACAAGACGGCCTGGACGCTGCCATCAAGTCCGCCACGCCTGAGCAGCTGCTGGCCATCAAGACGGTGGATGCGGATCTGAAGATCAAATTTCGTCAGCTTGACACCGAAGACAAAAAGATTGCCGCCGGGATTGAGACGGCCTACATCGCCGACGTGGGCGACGCCCGTAAGTTCAACGCCAACACCCACGGCATTTTGATCTTGGGCTATGGCATCAATGTGCTGAGCTACGTCAGCATTGCGGGCATCTTGTACGGCTGCTTTTTGGTGCTGACCGGCACCAAGCTGGGCATCGACCCCGGCCTGGCTGCGATGGTGGGCAGCGTGATCGGCGCGGTGGTGCAGTGGATCATGAGCAACAGCAGCCAGGCCAACGGCTTTTTCTTCGGTTCAAGTCCGTCAAGCCGCCAGGTGAGCAGTGACTTGGCCAAGGCAGTGGCGCAGGGTGCGCCGCCAAAGTAGCTTTTGTTATCCCGACGCCGGGATAATGGATAACAACAGTCCCCCAGCCCTCACGGGTTGGGGGTTTTTTGCATTTGGGGACCACAAGCTGCAGCCATGCGCCGGGTCGGCAATGGTTTTGCAGTGCTTGGGGCTGAGGCACAGGCCGTGCACGTCAAAGGCCGCCACACCGCCCACCAGGATCGGCGCCCAGCCGCCCCAGTGCTGGCATTGGTCGCAGTGCAGCGGGGTTGGGCTGTAGGCGATATTGGAGGTATTCATGGTGCGTTGGATTGTCTCAAAACACCTGTCAAAATGATGCTGTAAGGATTGATCCGGGTAGCACGTTATCCACAGGCTTGAAACCCGCATAAACAGGGGCTTTGCGGGCTGCTAGACGCCTTGCAAATCCGTCTAGCCCAGTTCGACTCTGGGTCGCGCCTCCATCAAATTCCTTTATAAATCAAGCGTTACGAACTACAAAGTATGTAGCATTTTGCTGTAAGGAACTGCTGAAACTTTACTCAAATCAGTTCGTTTTAGCCTCAAATTAGTAGCATGCTACTTTGGGTTTTGTAAAAGTATCCGTCTAGGCGAGTTTGTCCGTTTAGGCGAGTTTTGTGCACAATGGTGGCATGGCCAGCATTCAACCGCGTGGCAGTCGGTGGCAGCTTCGGGTTGTCCACAAGCTGCTGCCCAAACCGTTTTTCAGCACGTTTGATTCTGAGGCTGAGGCCAAGACCTATGGCGCCACGCTTGAAGGCCTGCTCGACCGTGGCATGGTGCCCGCTGAGCTGCTGGTGCAAGACCAAACTCGCACCGATAACACCCGCTTGGCCAAGATCATCAAGCAGTACCTAGCCGACTCAAACATTGCCCCGTCAGATCGGCCTGTGCTTGATTTGGTGAGCCGGTCTGAGGGCAACACCAAGCTGAGCGAGGTAAACGCAACCTGGGCCGATTTGTGGGTTGGCCGCATGAAAGTGACTGACCACCTGGCGCCCAGCACCATCCGCAAGCGGGTCGAGGTGCTGGCCCGCGCCATTGATTGGCACCACCGGCGCCGTGGCCAAGCGGCGGTGAACCCCTTGCGCCAAATGCCACGCGGCTATGCCAGCCCCACCAAAGCCGAGGTTACCCAGCTATCCAAAGCCGGATTGAAGCCCAAACGCGACACGGAGCGCAATCGGCGGCTGGATGCGGCAGAGCTTGTGCGCGTGCGTGATGCACTGGCTGGCAAGGTGCGGACGGATCGTCAGCGGGCCTGGGGCGAGGATGCAGGGTTTGCCCTGCTGTTTGAATTGATTCTGGCCACCGGCATGCGCTTAAGCGAAGCCTACCGCCTGCGGGTGGATCAGATCGATATGGTGCGCTGGGTGATCAAGGTGGAAGGCAGTAAAGGCCACCGTGGCGCCACCAAGCCCCGCGTGGTGCCCATGGTCAAGCCGCTGCGCCCATTGATGCAGAAGTGGTGCAAGGCCAGGGTGGGCCGGGTGTTTGACTTGTGGGACGGCACGCCAGAAGACAAGCCCCGCTGCACCATGCGCCTGAGCGCCCGCTTTGCCACGCTGTTTGCCTATGCCCAGGTGCTTGACTGCACCGAGCATGACCTGCGCCACTGCGCAACCTGTGATTGGTTTGAGCTGCGCGATGCAGCTGGGCGCTGGGTGTTTTCAGAGATTGAAGTCTGCCGCATCATGGGCTGGGCCGACACCCGCATGGCCCTGCGTTATGCGTCTATGCGGGGGGAAGATTTGGCGGCGCGGTTGGGGTGATCACAACCCCACCAAACAAGGTCGCACCGGCTTCACCTTGATCACCCTGGGCTGCGCTTGCTCTCGGGTGGTCATTCTGTCACGGGCTTGATCGTTCAGCGCATCCAGCAGCGCCTGCCGTGGAAAGCGCCAAGACCGCCCCGCCTTGATGGCCGGAATCTTGGCCTCACGCGCAAGCGTTTGCACGGTGCTGGGTTCGCAGTCAAGCAGCTCGGCCACTTCGGCTTCGGTCAATATTTCGTTCATTTGATCACCTCCAAGCGCGTGCGCTTTTGTATCTCGCGCTCGATGTACCAGCGGGCTTTGCGCAGGTCTTCCACGGCGTCATGTTTGAGGTCTGCCCGCCAGACGTACTTGATGGCATTGCCCAGGTTGAAGCCCATGTGCTCCACAACTTGGATGCACTCCACACCGCTCGGATGGCTGGTGTAATGGGGTGGGTGGTTTACGGGGTCGGTGTTGGTCATATCATGCACCCTTCATGAAATTTGCGTTTGGCAACAAGATATGCATTGCCAGCATCTTCTGGCGTTGAGTAATAACCTAAGCCAACCCATTTACCATTTACGCGAATTGATGACCGCCACTTTCTTTTTCTGGAGCTGTAGCTAGCACCAAGCACACCACTGCTATTGCCTTTTTGCGCGGCTCTGCGATTTTGTTGATTGACACTTTCGGAAACACTTCGCAAGTTTGACCATTTATTGTTTGTTCTATCACCATCCATGTGATCAATTACTGAGTCCGGCCATGCACCAGTCATGTACAAAAATGCAAGACGATGGGCACGGTGCTGAGTACCATCAACTCGAAATACCAAGTAGCCGAATTTGGTCAATATCCCAAGTTGATCACCAATTGATCCAAAACCACGAAATGGCTTTTTTAGACGAAAAAACAAGCCTGAATCTGGGTCATAGTTGACCAACTCTCTAAGTCGTTCAGCTGTAAGAGTTTGCGCTTTCATATCAACCCCTTCTCATGTGCCAGCCACAGCGGGATAAACACGCTGGTGACCTTCTTGCTGATCTGGCCTTGCTCTTCGACGTAATCGCTGATCTGCGACTTCGCAATCCAGACCTCGCGCGCGCCGTCAAACACCAGCCACGCTTTGTCGGTCTGGCGCTTGACTTCGCATTGGATTTCAACCACCTCGGTGGGGCTGGCTCTCATGGGGTGTGCCTCCTGTAAATCTTTGAAAAGTCGTTCTTCACCGCATGGCCGCGCCTCAGCAGGACGTTGGCCAGCGTGGCGCGATCGGTGTGGGCGTGACTGGCTTGGCCAATCAGCCCAAGGTATGAATTGCCTGCCGTAAACACGTCTGCAGAGGGCATGGTGCGCAAGCGGCTCACGGCGGTGGCCAGGGTGCGCTTGCGGGTGGTGCGGCGCCAGGGCTTGATCACGTGGCCCACGAAGTCAATGCCGCGCGCTATGGGCTGCAGGATGGTCTTGGTGGGGTTAAGGTGTGCACCCAGGTGCTCTGGCAGCCACGCGGTGATTCTGGCCAGCGCCTGGTGCAACCACTGGGGTGAGGGGTGCAGGATGATGAAGTCGTCCACATAGCGCACATAGTGCTTGGCACCCACCTGGTGTTTGCAGAACTGGTCCAACGCGTCCAGGTAGATGTTGGCAAAGAACTGTGAGCTGAGGTTGCCTATGGGCAGCCCGCAGTGGCTGGGCGCATTCATCAGGCGTTTGTGCGGTGGCACCAGGGCGAGCCTGGCACTGTCGCCACGCAGCTCTACGTCCTGGCGCGGGTCATGAAACAGGATGGTGTCTGCCAGCGCCAACCAGAACGGCTCTGTGACGCGCTGGGCGATCTGGGCCCGCAGCACGTGCTTGTCGATGGCGACAAAGAAGTTGGCCAAGTCCATCTTGAGGTAGTGGGCTGGCACGCTCCAGTTCTGGGTGATGGACCGCACGCTGTGCTCCAGCCGCTGGGCAGCGTACAGGGTGCCACGGCCGGGGATGCAGGCGCAGCTGTTGGCAATGAAGCTGGCGTAAAACCGGGGGCTGATGTGGTTGTAAAGCAGATGGTGAACGATGCGGTCGCGAAACGCGGCGGCCCATACCTCACGCGGTTTGGGGCGCAGGTTGACAAAACAGATAGAGCGGCCGGGGCGGTAGTGGCCGCTGCACAAATCGTCGTGCAGGTTGACCAGGTTGGCTTCCAGCCGCTCTTCAAACGCCAGCGCGCTGGCGGTGTTGCGCTTAGTGGCGCGGCAATCGAGGTAGGCTTGCACCAGGTCCACGAATGCGTAGGGGGTTGAATCTGCGGACAGCCCTGGCCCTGCCTGTGTTGTTCTTGTTGTTGATGTTCTGGTTGCCGTTTTTGAAGTTCTGATACCAGGCGTTGTTGGCTGAGTACTGCGTTGATGCGTGCTATCTACATCACCGCGCCGAAGGCCTGGGCCGATCAGCGGGGCAACTGCGCCAGACCAGGCCTGCACGGGTGCAGCGGTGTCTGTGGTGCGCATGGCGGTGGGCTTGTGGCCCAGCGGCACGACCAGATTCAATGTGCGCACGGGCATGGGGGCCTTGACCTTCATGCTGCAGGCGCCTTAACCGATTTGAGCCAGCCACCACCTTGCTTGCCAATGGTGCCCAGCAGCTGCACTGAGTCAGCCCACACCTTGGGGGAGATAAAGCGCATGTCATGGCACACCCGCAGCAACACTGTGGTGGTGTGTTGCAGCTTGAGCAGTTCGCGGATGTGCACCACCCGGTTGGTGCCCTGGGTGGCGTTGGCCATGGCCATGAGGTCAAGCATGTCCGTGCAGTGCACGGTGATCTTTTCGCCCAGGGTACGCTTGAAGCTGCGTGGCATTTGCTGCTGGACGTTGAACGCCAGCCGCAAGAGGTCACAGCCCTTCTTATAAATGGGTAGATCAGTGTGAAGGCTCATGTTGTAAAGGACTAAAGGATTAAAGAATTAATCTGCGGACAGCCCTGGCCCTGCCTGGGTAGCCCTTGGTGAGGATGAACTGGTAGCCGTCCCTGAAGTCCTGAGTCCAGGCGCCGTAGGCTGAGTACTGCGTGCTGGTCCAGTAAAAGTCGTCCTGCTCGAACTGGTCTTTGAGATTGGCTGCCAGCAGGTGGGCTTCGGCCTGGCTGGGCAGGTGGTAATCGGCATGGCCGTCGATCTGCAGCGCCAAGATGCGCTTGGCCAGGTCAAGGTCAGCTGCAGCCATGGCAGCGGTGTTGGCCACGCCGTCAAAGTAGCTGGCAGCACCGTCGATGCTTTTGCCGTAGGGGCCCCATTCAACGTCTTTAAACGCGCCTGCTTCAGCCGGTGCCAGGATCAGGTGGTAATCAGGCTGTCCATCGCGCCCGGCCATGATGCCGGCGTAGATGCCGCCTTGGTCTGGCCAGGGTTGACCGATGCGGGGTGTGGGTGTGGTAGTCGTCATGCTGCGAGTCTTTCAAGGTTGGGGGTTTGGGAAAGGGTGACGGTGTCGCCGTTGGCGCGAATCTTGTTTGCAGCGCTGGCGATAGCGGCCAGCAGCTCTGCACGGCCCAGCTGGTGGATCTGGAAGGTGTGAAGTTCAGCGAGAGTGGCGATGGCATCCAGTTCGTCGTAGCGCAAAGCGGTGGCACGCCAGGTGCCTGTTTTCATAGCCCGAAGGTAGATGGCATCCAGCGCGGGTGTGGCGGCGTTGAGGTGGCCAGCCAGGCCACGCACAATGCCCCGGCGCTCGATGGCCTGCGCGGCTGACAAAGCGCCTGCCAAAATAGCCCAGTGGCGGCTGGTTGCGACGCCTTCACGCATGCACCGGTGGGCGTCTTGCAGGGTGTGCAGTAGGTCTTGTATGTCAGCTGCCGGGGGCTTGGCAGCATGGTGCAGGGCCAGCGCCAAGGTGTCGGGCGTGGGCAGCCAGCGGGGTTTGCGTTTGGGGCGGGTGCTCATGCGGGCACCACCTGGTCAATCTGGTCAGCCGCGAACAGGGCCACGCCGCCGTTGCGGCCGCGAAAGGTCACGTCCCAGTAGCCACCACCTGACTCACGGCGTGTGACCGTGCCTTCTTTGCCGCCCCACTTGCGGGCAATGATGCCCAGCTTGTCGCGGTTGGTGGTAATACGCACCCGCTGGCCAACGGTAAATGCTTCAGCCTGAGCCACACCCGACGCGCCAGCGGCGGACGTGGCTACAGGCTGGCTACTGTCAGGCAGGTTGCCCTGCGCGTCAGCGCCTGGATTGGTCTCTGACTCTTGACTCTGCAGCGCAGCAGCAATCAGGGCTTGGGCTTGCGCAGCAGAGGTTTTTGGCTTTTTGGCCTTACCCATACCCTGCGCTTGCGCAGCGGGGGATTGGGGTAGGGGTGTTTTTGGCGATGGGTTGACCTGCAAGTCAGCCAGTTCGCCGCCGGTGGCCAGGTAGTGGGTGACCCATTTGGGTTTGAGGCCACGGCCGGACCATGTCTCGCCATTGGGGCCACGGTACATGATGGGGCTGGCTTGGGGCATGGCGCTGCGCATCTGGGCCTTGATCTCGTCTTTGACTTCATCAATGTCCACCTGGTAGTCGGACGCCACCAACAGCAGGCCAGCGTTGCTGTCTTCGGCAGGCAGCCAGCTGCGGTATTCCACATCGGCATGCATCACCAGCAGCTGCAGCACGTCTTGCGGGTGCTCGCAGTCGCGCACGTAGTCGGTGAGGCCTTGCAGCGGTGCGACCTTGCCCAGGTTAAGCAGCTTGCCCAGGCGCTTGGCGCGGTCGGTGTTGCAGCTTTTGGCGTAACCCATGGCCAGGTAGCGCAAGAGCTTGTCGGTCAGGCTGGCTTCTTCGCCGTCGTTCTGGATTTTTGCCCAGGTGCGCTCAAGCACCGCGTGACGCCAGCCTTGTTCGTACTCGGTTTCCAGCTTTTGTTTGGCTGCAGCGGCCTCAGCCTTTTTGCTGTCTTTGACGTGTTGACTGACCTTGCTGGCCGCATCGTCCTGACCCTGAGCTTTGAGCAGCTGGGCGACCTTGGCCTCAGGCAGCACGGCGATCAGCTCACCGGCTTTGTGCGGGTTGGCAATCAGGGTGGGCTGGATGCCTTCGGCCGCGAGTTGCTTGCCCAGCAATTTGCGCAGGGGCTTGTCGGTGGGGCTGTCACGGGCTTCGTCCAGGCGCAGGTAGCCTTCGACCTTGCCATAGCTGTTGGGCATGAGGGCTTTGGCTTCACGGCCCTCGATGATGGTCTGGCCCCGGTCGTGCGCGGCCTTGAGCTGGGCCGCGCTGTGGGCTTGCTCTTTGCGGTGGTAGCAAGGTGGGTCGGTGCAGACGTCTGCACCTTTCACGTCGGCAAACAGGTCGGGGTCGTGGCCGGTGCGTTTGCTGCAGGCCTTGCACGATCCGGCCTCGGGGCACAAGGTGGTGTCGGTGGGCTTGAACGGGGCGGCGTCTAGGCGCAGCATGTACAGTTGCTGGATGTGGGCGGACGCACCGCGCACGCTCATGTATTGCTCGCCGTTGTAGTCCTTTTGGGTGATCTCAGCCAGCGCCTTGATCTGCAGCTTGTGGTCTGGGATGCGGGCCAGCATCAGGGCGCGGCTGGCGTCTATGGTGCCGTCATGCAGGGCGGTGCGGGACTCTGGGCACAGGTCCAACAGCTTGAGCCTGGCAAACACGTAGCTGCGGCTTTTGCCGATCTTGGCAGCAATGGCGTCAGCCGTCATGCTGCTGGCGTGCATCAGTGCCTGGTAGCCTTCGGCCTCTTCCAATTCGGTGAGGTCATCACGTTGCAGGTTTTCGACAAGTTGGATTTCAAGCACCTGGTTGTCGGTCAGCTCCCGGATCATGGCGGGGATGCTGGTGGCACCGGCTTGCTGGCTGGCACGGTAGCGCCGCTCGCCGCTGACGATTTCGTGCGTGACTGCGCGATCCGTGTCTGCGGTGCGGCTGCCTGGTAGTGGGCGCACCAGGATGGGCTGGTGCACGCCGCTGGCCTGAATGCTGGCGGCCAGCTCGGCCAGCTTGGTGGCGTTGAATGTTTTGCGCGGGTTAGTCAGGCTGCTGACGACGGCGCTTAACGGGAGGGTAGCGAATTGAATGCTCATGATGATTTCCTTTGGCTGAGCTGGATGACTTCGAAGCGCCGCGACTCATCGGGTAGCCAATCTGCGTGCTCGGTGCACAGAATGATTTTTGGCGAAGGCCTGCTGATTGGTGTTTCGGTATAGGGCCGCCGGACCGCCATGGTGCGGCTGGTCACCATGCTCTTTATGACCGCAAGTTCGTCTTGAGACGGTATGCCGTTGATGATCAGCGTCTTGGCCTCGCTGTAAAGCGCTTTGTGCACTTCCCGATCAAAGTAGCAGCCTGGTCCTGTTTCTATTTGTCGAAACTCTCCGTACTGACTGGCAATGGTTTGTGCCAGAGTTGTTTTACCGCTGCCTTGGGGGCCTGAAATCACCAGACCAGTAAAAGGCTTGAATTGGTAGTTTTCGTGGTTCATGGTGCTGGCCTCTGGATCAGCAGGGCACGCCCGCGCTGGGCACGTGGACGTTGCCGTTGTTGCGGTAGTAGGTGCGGGCGGGCGGGTCATACTTGTCAGCCATCTTGTTTTGGTTGGGCGATGGAACCTTGGGTGCCGGTGCGCCTGCGTCAGCCTGGGCTTGTTTGGCAATGTCAAACTCGGTCTTGAAGATGCGGGCAGCTTCAGTGCCAAACGGATAGGGGCAACCTTGAATGACCGTGTCGTACAGCCAGGCTGCTTTTTGGGCTTCAAAGCGAATGGCTTCGGGGTTGGGTGGGGTAGGCATTTTCATGATGCTGGTTGGTCGGTGGGGTTGATAACGTGGATATGCGCGGCGTTACATGCAATTAGCCGCAGATCAATGGGCGGGGCTTGCACGGCAACGCGCATGCCTTTTTTGAGTTGGTGCGCGCGCGCATGGGCTTGGGCATAGTGGTCAAGCGGGAAGAGTTGCTCAGCCCGCATGAGGTTGTGCAAAGCGTTGTCAAGCTCTAGGTCCAGACACACCACCGGCACGCTGTGGCCTTCGGCATCAAGCACCTTGGTGCGAGCCTGAGCGTCAGCAATCAGGGTGCCGGTGTATTCCAGCAGGGCGGCATTGGTGGCGGCGGGCTTCATGGCCTAGCCCAGCACAGCCAAAATGCCAGCGTGCAAGTAGCCCCAGGCGTAACCGGTGGTGAAGCTGATGCAGCCGACCACGAACAGGATGATCATGGCTAGGGCGCCCATCAGCGCGGCGCTTTCCCACCAGTGCGGGGTGAGTTTGTCCAAGTCGTCGAATTCGTTCATGTTGCCACCTCGGCTGCGGTGGCTTGAAACAATGCCCGGTGGATAGCGCACAGGTGCTTGGCCTGAAAAATGGCATCGTCAAGCGCGTTGTGATGCAGGCCTTGGCGAAGCACCTTCACGCCGCGTGCACCAGGCAGGTTTTTGTAGGTGCGGTAGCAGCGGCCACCGTAGACAGGCCAAGGCAGAGATAGCTCAAGCTGGTCGTAGGCGTGCACCAACATGGGTAGATCAAAGTCGGCGCCGTTGCTCCAGACATGGGTTTGGGTGTCGAGCTGCGGGGCAATCCATGCCCCTAGTCCGTCGAGCGCGTCGTAAAGCGTGCCATTGGGTTCACAAAACACCGCGCGGGCTTCGTTGCTCTGCATCATCCACCAGGCAAGGGTGCTGCCGCTGATCTTGCGATCGAGTTGGCTGTCGATGGCGATACTTTGGTAAAACACGGACTCGGGTTCGTCAAAGACCAGCCCCGCGTCCAGGTCAAAACGCACTGCGCCGATGCTCAGAATGATGGCATCAGACGTGGTGGCCAACGTCTCAAGGTCCAGCATGATGTCGTGGCTCATAGGTACACCCCCGACATCCACATGCCGACGATGGCAACGGCGGTGATCGTGCCCACAACGATGGCAACGCCGTCGGCGTCGATGGATTCGGCAATGCGGCGCAGCCAGACAAAACGCACGCGGCGGGCAACTGGGTTGCCTAGTCGGTCAAAGGCTTGGCGGTAGGTCATACGGCCCCCGAAACCAAAGGATTGAAGGATTCAAGAACCGATCTGCGGACAGCCCTGGCCCTGCCTGTGTCGTGCTTGAAGCCGATGTCCTGGGTGCCGTAATCGAAGTACTGATACCAGGCGTAGTCGGCTGAGTACTGCGTGCCGGTCCAGTGCCAAGTTTTCTCAAACGCATCTGGCAGGTTGGCGAACAACAGTGCGGCCTCGGCCTTGGTGGGCAGGCGTGCGCCTTCGCCTTGGTCCTGGCCCCACTTGACGGCGTATTGCCAGGACAGTTCATCGACCGGCTTACCGTCAAGCAGGATCAGGTGGCCGGGTGCGCCGCCTTCGATGTCACCGGCAATGCCGGCGTAGATGCCGCCTTGGCCCGGCCAAGGTTGGCCTATGGGCGGTGGGGTGGTGGATTGGGTCGGTGCTGGTGTGGTGGCAGCTTCGCCAGCCTGCAAAGAGGACTCTGCCCACCATGCTTCATTGGCGCGGCCATCTGCGGATTTGTAGCGCAGGCAGTAGCTGTTCTCTGCGTGCAGGTATTCAGCGACGGCAATGACTTCGCCGATTTCACCGCTGACGATGATGCGGGCTTGCTGGCCCAGTTTGAATTTGAAGGCTGACACTGTTCACTCCTTGACCACCTGGGGAGGGGTGGGTTGGAGTAGATTATTAGCACAAACTAACTTGCCGTCAATAGCTGTAACTAACTTATTTGCAATAATCCAGCACCCGGCATGGTGCCGGGATAAGGATTTCACAATGACAGACGAAAAAAAACGACCCCAAAGGATCGTTGATGCCACGACACGAGGCTTGTTCTTCTCGTGCACTACCTACTACGACACAGACATTCAGCGTTTGCTCTGGTGGCCTGAATGGCTTCAACGTATGCGGAAAATGTATGTGTGGTGCTTAGATTGGACAGATCCACGGCTCCGTGCTGGTTTAGGCATCCGCTAACGGTGTGTCCCAAATCCACCATTACATCATCCAGGTCGAAGACCGTGAAGCCATCGTCCGTCTCGACGGCGGCTCGCAGTCGCGATCTGGAAAGGATGCGGACGATGCCGTTCATTTGTCATCGCATGTTGCTTTGGGCTTACATGCAAATGCCGTCTTCGTTAATGATGCAGTAGCTGACCACTATTTCATCGCGGATGATTGCTTGGTACGATCTAAAACCCACATAGCCTCCGTAGCTATTTTTTGCATTCACAGTGCCTTTTTGTAAATATCCAAAGTGTGTCTTTCCACCGTTTATTAGTCCGTCCCGTAGAACGCCTTTGACACATTTACTATAGGTCGTGAATTGTGCAGACATCGGGTCTTTTAGAGTAGATCTAATAAATTGTTCGGCAACGTTTGCGCACTGTTGTGTGGTCATGGGCTGACCATAGTCGGCGTTGTCAAGTTCAGCTTGGGCGATTGGTGCTGTGTTGCAGCCTGTAAGCGCACCGATTAAAATCAATATGGTGATAAGTTGTTTCATGTTCGCCCCTTTTATTAAATGGATCATCATTGCTTGCACTGCTTGATCAGCGCACCTTGCAGTGGTAACCGTAAAGTCCCGCACTACAGGCAGTGGTGGCAATAGCTACAAATGGCTTCACGTGAATTTTCATATAAAAGGTACTTTCCTGGTTGGGTGAATTTTTCTGAAAATGTCAACGCGAGAAAGGATTTCTCCCGTTGTTAGGTCAACGCCGCTTTGAATGCCTTCAAAAAGGAATGTGCGGCGTTCTTGGCGCAGCGCGCACCATGCATAGAACTTGCGATTGGTCGCGCCGGTTCTACAGGGGTGAATGTCGCGCGTTGTTTTTTGGTCGTTAGCGTCTAAATAAACAATCTTTAATGAGCATTGTTCGGCTGCCCGGTTCGGGGCAAGCAATGCACTAGATGATTTTTCGTTGAGGCTTTTGAGTCCGCGGGCGCTGACGATCAGGAAGTACGCTAATCCCCCACCTAGCGCCCAAAGGCCGCCAGCCCAAAGAAACAGATCCGACGCGCTGGATGATTCCGGCAGGTCGTTGGTAAGCCACAGTTTGATCCAATTGAACGGAATGAGGATCAGCATGGCCGAAAAACCCCATGTCAACAGTCTTCCAATACCCATACGCCGCTCCTAGGTGGAAATTAAAGTTTTCCAAACGACGTTGCCCGGCTGGCTTTTGTAATTTTGTAGGACAGAAAGCAGTAAACATCAGCAGAGTGGCGGTTACGCGTGGGTACCGGTTCTCTCCATCTTCGCGGGCCCGCTTTGTTCCGCTGGCGGGTCTTTGGCCTTGACGCTGCGGCCCATAACAAAACCCCGAAGCTGCCCAAGATATTCGTGTTTACTGGCCTTGTCCAGTTGGCTGAATAGGTCAACAAGCTCTGTGGTCATTTTGTCCTGTTTAGGACCTATCAAATAAGTCGCCTTGGCTGATTGAAGGATTGGTTGTGATCCATCAGGCGGGTATTTTGGTTGTTTGCCTGTTGCCAGCCATTCGGGAGTGACACCAAACAACTTTGCAGCCTTCAGTAAGGGCTCAGCTTTGATTTTTTTTGTTTTCCCGGATGTCCAATTAAATGAAGTTGGGGCGGCAACACCACACTCAACAGCTATCTGTTCGTTCTTAAGGCCGGTTGCTTTTATGCAATCAAGCATCCTGTCTCTTAGTGTGGTTCCCATTAGTTGAGCCTAACAAAATAAAAGTTAGTTGGGGCTAGATTTATAGGTTAGTTGTAGCTAAGATGTGTACCACTATGACCGACACCGAAATCATTCATCTGCTTGGCGGGGTCACGGCTGTGGCCCGCATGTTGGGGATCAAACCGCCATCTGTTCACGCTTGGTTGGAGGACGGCATACCCGAGGGCCGCTTGCGAGAGCTGGCTGGGCAGATCGAGATCAAAAGCGAAGGCCGATTCAACCGCCGTGAACGCTGGCCGGAAAAGTTCGCGTTCTATTGGCCAGAGCTGGCCCAGCAAGGGCAGGGGGTGTGAGATGGTGATTTGCATTTGTGCAAATCATCATTTTTTTTGTCTGTTTGAGCCACACAACGGCACTCAACTCGATTGCGGGGTCACATGAACCAAGTCGCTTTACCGGTAGAAATCAGACCTGAAGACGTTCAGCGCAAGCAGTCTTTGGGTGCATCAATTGAACTGTGTGCGGAGCTGGCCGGGTTTTCTCTGGATAAGCAGCTACAGCAGGAATTGGGCGTTGACAAAGCGCAGTTCAGCCGCTGGATGTCTGGCACTGAGGGCATTTTGTGGCCGAAATTCTCCAAGCTGATGGATATTTGCGGCAACGAGGCACCACTACTTTGGATGCTGCATCAGCGCGGGTTTGACTTGCACAGTGTGCGCAAATTGGAGTCTGAGACTGAAAAGCAAAACCGGCATTTGCGCGAGGAAAACGCAGCGTTGCGCCGGGTGCTGCTGGGGGGGGCCGCCTGATGACAGCAACCAGACACCGTGGCCGCTCTGTGGGTACCAAACGACAACAGTTGAGCAATTGGGTGAGCGGCCAGACTGAATTCACCATGGGGCAGTTGGCACGGTCGCTGAATTGGCCGCTAAGTGATGCCAACAACACATTGCGCCGGGCTGAGGAAAAGGGCGAAGTGCTACGGGTGGGAAAGACGCGGGTGCCTGATGCCAAGCGGCCTGTGGATGTGTACCAGCGTGCCTGTGGCGATGTGATGGCAATGCCATTGCGCGATGTCTTAAGGGTGTGGTCATGACAAAAATGGCGGTGTGGTGCTGCCTGACGCCTATGTGGGCGTGCTGGGGGGGGGCAATTGGCACTTTCGATTGACGACGTCTTAAACCAGATGCGTGAGCGGGACATTGTTCCGCCAAAGGATCTGTTTACTGACGGCAAAAAAATGACCTGGGCGGGGGACGCCCGCAAGCCCAAGAAAAAGAACGCCTGGGCTGTGCTCTATGAGTGGGCCAGCCCCAAGTCGGGCAAGGTGTACATCGTGGGCCGTTATGGCATACGCGATGAACACTGGGCCATTGAACCTACGCAGGTGGAATGGTCGCCCGCTGAAAAAACCGCATGGCTTGAGCGACGCAAGGCACTGGAAAAAGAGGCGGACGAAGACCGCAAGGCTGCTGCATCAGCTGCGGTTGACAAGGCCAGCAAGCTGTGGGCGCGGGCACGGCCAGAGGGCGTCAGTGACTACCTGCAGCGCAAGCAGGTGGGCGCCTATGGTGTGCGCTTTGCCTTTGGCTCGGTGGTGGTGCCGCTGGTGGATCTGGCTGGCAACCTGCACGGGCTGCAGTGGATCAACCGTGAGGGTGGCAAGGTGTTTGGCACCGGCACGGTGAAAGAAGGGCACTTCCACCAGCTTGGTGATTTGGCAGACGATTTGCCAGTGGCGTTTGCTGAAGGGTATGCCACGGCAGCCAGCGGGCACATGGCCACGGGCTGGCCTGTGGTGGCCTGCTTTGATGCGGGCAACATCATGCCGGTGGTGATGGCCTGGCGCAAGCTGTACCCAGACAAGAAGTTTGTGATTTTTGCGGATGATGACCGGCACCTGGTGCGCCGCCTGTGCGAGCGGCTGCAGACGCATGGTGTGGGCATCAAGCCCGTTGACTTTGCCAAGAGCGCCGGTGGCCTGCGCGACATGCGCTGGGAGCTGCCAGACAACCGGGTGGTGGATCTGAAAGCACGCTGGGCCAAGGACAAGTGCGATGTGTATTACATCGAAGGCTCGCTCACGGTGGATGGCACCACGCAGTTGCTCAAGATCGAGAATGCTGGCCGCGCCAAGGCCTTTGCAGTGGCCAAGCGCTGTGGTGCGCATGTGGTGCTGCCACGCTTTGCTGGCCGGGCTGAAGATCTGACGGACTTCAATGACCTGCACGTTGCCGAAGGCCTGGCGGTAGCGCGAGAGCAGCTGATTGCCGAGCCAGAAAGCAAACCAGAAAAAAAATCGAACGCCATGCCTCCCGGCGAAGGGGGCTCAAGAGGCGGGCCTGGCGGTGGCCACGGCGGTGAGGGTGAAGGCTGGGCGCGGCTGAACTTCCCGTATCTGACTGACAAATGGGAAATCAAAGGCATACGCGAGAACGTGTACTTTGCCCTGCGCGAAGACCCAGCCCTGCGCGAGCTGGTGCGCTACAACGAATTCAGCCAGCGCATTGACAAGGTGCGCATACCTCCATGGGGTGGCAAGCTGGGCGAATGGAAAGAGGTGCTAGACGATATTCGGCTGGCTGAGTACGTCGCCAGTAGGCATGGGCTGATTGTTGGCAACCCGGTGACGATTGAGCAAGCCGTATTGATGTCTGCACACGACAACGTGCACAACCCGGTGCGTGAGGACCTGGAATCTGTGGAGTGGGACGGCATTGGGCGGCGACACCGTTGGATGGTGGAGTGCCTGGGTGCAGCCAACACCGAGTATGTGGCGGCGGTCAGCGAATACTTTTTGCTGTCATTGGTGGCCCGGGTGTTTGAGCCTGGTTGCCAAATGGATTACATGCTGGTGCTGCAGGGTGCGCAGGGGGCTGGTAAGTCCAGCGTGCTGCAGGTGCTGGGCGGCGACTATTACGGTGCGGGGTCATTCCGCATTGGTGACAAGGATTCGCTCCAGGCGCTGCAGGGCAGGCTGATCTTTAACTTCAATGAGCTGGATGCGCTGAGCCGCTCTGAAAGCACGGCAATCAAGGGCTTTATCACCGAGCGGACTGATCGCTTCAGGCCACCTTATGCCAAAGGCTTCCAGGCCTTCCCGCGCAACTGCGTGTTAACGGGTGACACCAACCAGGGTGAGTTCTTGCGCGATGCCACGGGCGACCGGCGCTTTTGGGTGGTGCACTGTGCTGACATCGATGTGGCCAAGATGATTTCATACCGCGCCCAGTTGCTGGCTGAGGCGGTGCATTGCTACAAGCAGGGCATCAAACGCTTCCCGGACAAGGCTGAAGAAAAGCGTCTGTTTTTCCCGGAACAGGACAAGTGGAAGTTTGTGGATGTGTGGCATGACGCCCTGGCGCGTTACGTCAACTCTGATGAGATGGTGGAACACCATGATGGCTGTTTGTCAGCCCATGGTGTGCCTTTACCAAACATTGATCGTGAGTTCTTCAGCACGCACGAGTTGCTGGTGAAGGCGCTGCACATTGATGTGGGCAAAGTGGACCGGGCGGGGACGATGCAGCGCAGCGTGGGTAACGCGATGAAGATGCTTGGCTTTGAGTCGCATAAATGGACTCAGGGCCGCAATCGTCCACGAGGGTATTTGCGTAGCTTGGCAGTCGCTAAAACGCCGCCAGCGGCCGTTGCGGTGGCTGGGCCAACGCAGACAAATGAGGATGAGGTGCCGCCGTGGGATTGACCGCACGCATGCACCAGGCAGTTATGGGAACCGCAGGGCCGATGGGGCACTGTGGGCCTGCCTGGCGCACGGGTGTGGGCGACCATGATGGCTTGCACGACCAGCACTGTTTTGGTGCTGGTCGTGTGTGCTGGACGTCGCAAGTCATTGATTTGCAACGGCTTTCTGGCATCCGGCCAGCACGGCCACCAACACCGCGCACACATGCGTATGTGTGTGGGCGTGGGCGCAGGTGGGCAGGCGGGGGCGGGCGCGCATACGCGTGCGCGACGCGTTTTTACTGGACATCTGGTCGGAAGGAAAAAAGGTAAATGGAATCAACAACTTGCGACGGCCAGCACCACGACCGCAATAGTGACGAAGTGGCCGGATTGAAGCCGCAGCCAACAAACATCAAGGAACAGATGCCTCAACTGGCAACTATGTTGCAGGATTTTTCGGGCCAGTTTGGACGTGAACGTGTCCAATTGCAGGTGAAAGCCAGTATCGACCTGCGACGTGCTTTTGATGCTGATGACTATGAGGCGGTCAGAGCTGTGTACCGACGTGGGCATGGCTGGATTGACTGGGAGGAAAACGGGTTTTGCATAGGTGTGCCCGGGTGGGCCATGAAGGCGTTCGCCAAACGGCATCGGGGCGGCTGATGATTCAGTGGATTGACAAAAAGTTTTTGAACTGGGGTGAATGGTTGCAAAACAACCGGGGTATTGGCAGCCGTGGTCTGTCGGCATGCTGGGGATCAGTGGGCGGTGGCGGCCACGCAACATCAATCGTGCCGGTGGCCAGCATCGATTGCAGCCGCACCCATGACTGGGTGATGTCTTTGAGCCCCGAACAGCAACGCATCCTGGTAGAGGTGTATTGCACACCCCATACGGCTGTGCAGAATGCGCGAGTACTCCAAATGTCCTTGCGCACCCTCTATGCCCGGCTCCACGAGATTCAAAGCAGTTATGCGGCCCGCCCTAGGCCTGATCGCATACCCCTTGCAAAATGAATTGTGAACAGTAAAACGTTTCTGATAAATTAAGGCACGCTGTGGTTTTGCCTTGACCGGTGAAGAGCAGTGGTTTGATGTTTCTCTGAAGACCGACCTGGCAGTCCCCCCAACACCACCTGCCTGTGTCGGTCTTTCTCTTGGTGGATGTCTATGAAGTTCTCTCATACCACCAACATCAAGGATGTGATCGCTGAGCTTGATGCTGCAGCCAAAGAAACCAGGCCTGCGGTCGTACGGGCATTGAATAAGATGGTGGGCCAAATCAAAGTGCGTGCTGCACGTGAGGTGCGGGATGCTGGGTACAAGCTGAAGATCAGTGACATCAAGAAAGCTATCCGCATCAATCGTGCTAGCTCTGGTCGTTTGAGGGCTGATGCCGTCGCCAGTGGGCGACCCATAGCGCTGATCAAATATGGGGCAAAGCAAGTCGGTGCCGGTGTTTCTGTCGATGTGTTGAATGGTCGAAAGGCCATATCCCACGCGTTCATTGCCAATACCAAGAACGGACCGCAAGTGCTATTGCGAGAACCGGGTGGCAAACACAAAAAGGTCATCAAGAACGGAAAGGCGCAATGGAGTGGCTTACCCATTCGCAAGCTATATGGGCCCAGCATCCCTGATGGCATGGCAAGCAAGGCAGTGGCCCAGGCCATGGTCACACTGATCACGGATCGCTTCCCTGTCATCCTTGAGCATGAACATGCATGGCTGCTCAAGCGCCTACCCAAGCAGAGCCCCTTGCCCGTCGAATAAATTCCCGGGTCCTTCCCCAGCTCAGCCCCCTGCGGGCACGAAGACCGCGAAAAAAATCCAGATGTGAAGGGGTTGCCGACTTCCTTCCTTCGCTTCCTGCAGCCACAGATTCGCTCCCTGCAAAGTCAGATTCGATTTCTGCGGCAATAAATCTTGAAGGGGGTGGCATGGGAAAGAGCGTTAACAAATCCGAGTTGGCGGAAATTTTTGGAGTGAGCGAACGCACGTTGACCGAGTGGCAGAACGATGGTGATCTGCCAATCAAAACCAAAGGTGCACGGGGTCAGGCCAATGAATATGACACCGAGGTCGTGATCACCTGGTACGTGCAACGCGAGCTGAACAAAGTGGGTGTCGAAGGTGTGCGTGATCGACTGGCCCGCCTGCAGGCAGATGAAGTGGAGATGCGCATCGCCGAAAAGCGCGGGCTACTGATACCCGTCGAACAGATCGAGCCGGCGTGGACAGCGCTGGTGGTGTCAGCCAAAACCTATCTGCGTTCTGAGCCGGATCGCCTGGCTCACTTGCTGGAAACCATGGAAGGCGTGGACGCTAAACGCGACATGTTGGCAGACACATTCGATGAATTTCTTACCAAACTCAGCAAGTTCGACCCCGACGATGTCGCAGCCGCAGCAGCCAGCGCTGCGTCGGCTGCTGCGTCGGGCGTGCGCCAAACTGGCGCCGCCACCGAAGATTTCAGTCGCTGAGTGGGCTGAGAAATATCGCTACCTGAGCGCGGACACATCGGCCATGCCGGGCCGCTACAGCCTGGCGATCACGCCGTATCTGCGCGGCATCCTGGAGAGCATCAACAACCGCAGCGTGCGCAAGATCGTGTGCCGAAAAAGCGCCCAGGTGGGTTGGACTGATGGTGTGGTCAACAACTATCTGGGCTACACCATCCATATGGACCCGGCCCCGATCGGGATCATGTTCCCGCGGGACCAGACGGCCAAAGATTACAACGTCGAAAAGTTGCTGCCGATGATCGAGGCCTCGCCGGTGCTCAACGACCTGGTGAACGTCAAGACCCGTACGTTGGACAACACGCAAAACCGCAAGCGTTTCCCTGGTGGCTTCCTGAAACTGTTTGGTTCCAACAGCACCGGCGGTGTGAAGTCCACACCGTTCAAGCGCATCGTGGTGGAAGAACCCGACGATTGCAACCTGAATATCAGCGGGCAGGGCGACTCGATCAAGCTCGCCGAAGAGCGGGTAAAAACATTTCACGACCACAAGATACTGGCCGGTGGCACACCCAGCATCAAGGGCATCAGCTCAATTGATGCTGAGATGGAGATCAGCGACAAGCGCTACTTTGAAGTGCCGTGCCATGACTGCGGCGAAGCCCATGCGCTGCACTGGGACAACGTGAAGTGGACCAGCGACGACAAGATGCCGCACGCCGTGTTTGGCAATGCGCGGCCTGAGACGGCCGCCTACACCTGCCCGCACTGTGGCAGCCTTTGGAACGATGCCCAGAAAAGCCGCAACATCCGCCGCGCTGAAGAACTGGGGTTTGGCTGGCGTGCCACAGCAGAGTTTCGCGGGGTGGCCGGGTTCTATTTGAATGAGCTTTACAGCCCGTTCAAAGAATCGAACATGTCGCGCCTGGTCGAGAAATACCTGATTGCGCTGCACGAGATGGAGCAGGGCGACCCGGGGTCGATGATCGCGTTCACCAACAGCTCCAAGGGTGAGCCCTACGAGTACAAGACCGACACCCCTGAAGCCGACGATCTGCGCCGCCGGGCTGAGAGCTACAACGAATTGACGGTGCCCTGGGGCGGCCTGATTCTGACCGCCGGGGTAGACGTGCAACATGACCGCCTGGCCGTGGTCATTCGCGCCTGGGGCAAGGGTGAAGAAAGTTGGCTGGTGTACTGGGGTGAACTGTTTGGCAGCACGCTGGTGGCCAATGCCGGGGCCTGGCTGGATCTGGATCGGCTACTGGATGGGGAGGTCACGCATGTCAGCGGGGCCACGATGCGCATCAGCGCGGCCAGTATCGACAGCGGCGACGGCGCATCCACCGAAGCGGTGTATGCCTTTGTGCGGATTCGGCGGCACCGCAAGCTCATGGCGATCAAGGGCGCGTCTGAATCAACGGATGACCGGCGCGAGATTTTCAGCACCCCCAAGACGGTGGATTTGAACCGGAAAAACAAGGCAGCTAAATTTGGCCTTCAGGCCTTCCAGGTGGGCACCAGCCGGGCCAAAGACACGATCATTGAAAACCGGTTGAAGCTGGTTGGCAGCGGCGCCGGACGTTTGCACTGGTATGCCGGGGTGCGGTCTGACTACTGGGACCAACTGGTCAGTGAAGTCAAGGCCCCGCACCGCACGATCAAAAACAAAAAGGTCTGGCAAAAGCGCGCTGGCGTGCGCAACGAAGCGCTTGACTGCGAGGTGTATGCCCTGCATGCCGCCCGCTCCCTGAAAACAAATCTGATGAAGGACGGCCACTGGGCCGCCTATGAATCGCGGCTCCGCCAGCGCACCTTGCTGACCGAGCCGGAACCCATAACCCCCCCGCCAGCCGAAGCTGACAACAGCTTGAACGAGGGAACGGATAACCCGGCGCCTGGCAAGCGCGAAGCCGTACCGGAACCCGTGCAGACGTCTGCACACGTGCCACCTGCGCCGGCAAAACCTGCGCATGCACCGCAGAAAACCCGCCGTTCATCGCGTCCGTCAGGCCGTGGTGGTTTCAGCATCAACACCTGGTAGAGCCCATGCGTATTCCTTCCATCATCACTGCCGGTGACAGCGCGAGCTGGATTGATACTGCATTTGCAGACGGCCTTGGCACGCCTGTGGACAGTGGCAACTATGCGCTGGGTTACTCACTGCGTGGCACGCTGGTGGGCGGCAATGTAGATGTGGTCGCGGTGGCCAGTGGTACCGGCTGGAAAACCTCACTGACCACAGCGCAGACTGCTGCGCTCAACACCGGCAGCACGCAGCTCACCTGGTACTGGCAGGCCATTGCTACCAAGGCGGGCGTGCGTGTTACCGCGGGCACCGGCACCCTGTTGGTCAAACCCAATCTGTTGGGCTTGATCACCAGCAACACCTTTGATGGTCGCAGCCAGGCAGAGCAGGATTTGGCTGCAGTGCGGGCCGAGATGACCGCCCGCATCAGTGGGGGTGCCACGCTGGAATACACCATTGGCACCCGCTCGCTGAAGAAAGAACCCATGGCCGCCTTGATCCAAATGGAACAACGCTGCCTGCGCATTGTGGCGCGTGAAAAGCATGCCGCATCCGCTGCCAATGGCCTTGGTAACCCCGGCCGAACCAGTGTGAGGTTTGTATGAATGCCCTCCAGCCCATGGCTCTGCGCCGCGTGATGCCCTCCCACCCAGGTGTTCATTCGTCAGGGCTGCTTGATGCCTGGCGTACCCAGCACGGCCCGGAGCATTTGCGCCTGACCAAATCTACCCGTGCGCTGCAGCAGGCCCAGACCACCGCCCGTGCCCAGCGCATGTACGGCGGCGCCCAGTTTGGCCGCACCACCGCCGACTGGGTAGCAGCCGGCACCAGTGCTGATAGCGAACTGGTGACCAGCCTGCGCCCCTTGCGCAACCGCAGTCGCCAACTGTGCCGTGACAACGAGTACGCCAAAAATGCCAAGCGCACGGTGATGATCAACGTGGTGGGCCGTGGCATCAACCTGCAGTCGCAGGTCAAAAAGCGGCGCGGCGATGCGTTTGACGACAAGGCCAACGATGCCATTGAGGCCCTGTGGACCCACTCGATTAAGGCCAAACGCATTCACACCGCCGGCAAACTGAGCTGGGCCCGTCTTCTGCAGCTGGTGATGCAAGGCGTGTTTGAAAGTGGCGAGGTGCTGGTGCGCATCGTCCGTCAAAAATTTGGTGACAGCCGAGTGCCCTTTGGCCTGGAGCTGATCGAAGCCGACCAAATCGTCGAGACCTGGAACGGCAAGACCGGCAACAACGGCAATGAGATCCGCATGGGGGTCGAGGTCGATCAGTGGCAACGCCCGGTAGCGTACTGGCTTTACCCGCGCCATCCTGGTGACAACATGGCCGCTGCCACGCTGGCCAGCCAAAGCTACATCCGCGTACCGGCTGATGAAATCATTCACGTGGCGCTGTTTGACCGCCCGTATCAGACCAGGGGCGTGCCGTGGATGCATGCCACCTTGCTGAAGCTGCGCCACATGGGCGGCTACGAAGAGGCAGAAATTATTGCGGCGCGTGCCAGCGCTGCCGTCATGGGCTTTCGGCAAAAACCCGAAGTCGATATTCCTGGTGATGGTGCTGACGATGCAGACGACGTGATGGATGGCGAACGCGTCACCGACATGGCGCCCGGCATCATCATGGACCTCGCGCCTGGTGAAACGTTTCAAGGCTTCAACCCGTCGCGACCTAACGCGGCCATGGACCCGTTCATGCGCTACATGTTGCGCTCTGTCGCAGCCGGTGTCGGTGTCAGTTATGAAAGCCTGAGCCGCGACTACAGCCAAAGCAACTATTCCAGCTCGCGACTGGCATTACTCGATGACCGCGACCTGTGGCGCATCCTGCAGGACTGGCTGATCGAGACCCTGTGCCAGCCCGTGTATGAAGCCTGGCTGGAGATGGCCGTGCTGTGTGGCGCGCTCAGTCTGCCCGCTTACGAGACCACGCCTGAGATCTACCAGACCATTCGCTGGGCCCCGCGTGGCTGGCAGTGGGTAGAGCCAGCCAAAGAAGGTGCTGCCGCCAAAAGCGATGTGCGCTCAGGTTTCAAGACCCTGGCCGATGTGCATGCCGAACAGGGTGACGACTTTGAAGACTACTGCAAACGCCGCCAAACCGAAATCAGGCTGGCCAAGCAATACGGCCTGGTGCTCGACACCGACCCCAGCCAGGTCAATGACAAGGGCCAAGTGCAACCCGATCCCGCTGCGGCTGCGGACGGCAAAGACGGTGCCACCGAGACCCCTGCGAACGAAGCCCAAGAAGCCGCCGACGGCGCGGCAGACCCTGCCGCTGATGCTGCCGATTCCAACCCTGCCAAGGACTAACCCATGACCACTGAACTTAAAACTCGGCGCCTCAACGACGGCGATTTGCTCGGCCTGCAAAAGCGGGTGTTTTCCCTGCGCTCTGATGCCCAGGCGGTTGTCGATGTGGACACCCGTACCTGCGAACTTAGCTTCAGCTCCGAATACCCGGTGGCCCGCTGGTTTGGCCAAGAGGTGCTGTCGCACGCGCCTGGCGCGGCCAACCTGCAGCGCCTCAACGATGGCGGCAATCTGCTCTGGGGCCATGACCGCAACGACGTGTTGGGCGTGATCGAGAAAGCCTGGATCGGTGCCGACAAGCGTGGTTATGCCCTGGTGCGCTTTGGCAAGGACGATCGTGGCACCTGGGCCATGAGCCAAGTGCAAGACCGCATCTTGCGCAATGTGTCGTTTATGTACCAGGCGATCGACTACATCTGCGAGACCGACGACCCGGCCCGCACCAACGATGAAGACACCTACACCGCGCAGCGGTGGGAAGCCTTCGAGATTTCACTGCTCAGCATTGCCGCCGACCCCACCGTGGGTGTGGGCCGCAGCGCCGACGCAGACAACCCCGCACGCGTTCACGTGGCAACACGCGAGCGCACGCAGTCCTCGGCAGCCGCCGAATCTTCAACCCAAGGAAACACTATGAAACCCAAGCACAAACTGCAAGAAGCGCATGACGATCAGCGCAGCGCAGGCGGCGGCTCCAATTCCGCTGTTCTGGACGCTCCCAAACCCGCCCCGGCCTTGCCGGATTACAACGAGATCCGCCGCCAGGAGCGCGAACGCCAGAACGGCATCCGCGCCCTTGGCGATCGCTGGAGCAATGCTGAGCTGGCCACCCTGCATATCGAAGGTGGCAGCACCATCGAACAGGCCCGCGTTGCGTTCCTGGACGCGCTGGACAAAACCCAGGCGCAAAAGCCGGTAGGCGTATCGCTGGACTTGACGGACAAAGAAAAACGCAGCTTCCGCTTGGTGGCTGCCATCCGCGCCATTCATGGCAACAACTGGAAAGATGCCGGGTTTGAGCGCGAAGTCTCCAATGAGGTTGCGCGCCAACTGGGCCGTGACTCTGGCAGCGGCTTCTTTATCCCGGTAGATTTGCCGTTTGCCCCCACGCAGGAACATGCCCGCGCTTGGGACATGGTGGGTGGCCGCCGTGGCATGCAGCAGCGTGCGCCCTTTGCCGTGGGTGCCACCGGTACCGGCGGTGCAATGGTGGCCACCCAGTTGCTGTCTGACAACTGGATTGAGGTCTTGCGCAATGCCATGGTCACCCCCAAGTTGGGTGCGCGCTTTTTGACCGGGTTGGTTGGCAAGGTGGATATTCCACGCCAGATCACCGCCGCCGCTACCTCATGGGTGGGTGAACTGACTGCTGGCACCGAGTCTGAAGCCACCTTTGATAAGGTGTCGCTCAGCCCGAAGAACATCACCAGCTGGGGTGTCATGTCGCGCATGATGCTGCTGCAGGCCACCCCCGCCATCGAGATGATTGCGCGGGCCGACCTGCTGGCACAGATGGGCCTGGGCCTGGACCTGGCTGCGCTGTCTGGCTCTGGTACTGGTGGTCAGCCCACCGGCATCATCAACCAGGCGGGCGTGGGCTCGGTGATTGGCGGCACCAACGGTCTGGCGCTGAGTTTTGATCACCTGATCCAGCTTTACAGCGCCCCCAAGGTGGCCAACGTGCAGCAGAGCAATCTGGGCTTCGCCATGA